CCTTATAGCGGGCATGGAACTCACTCGGACCCCTCCCTCGCATGCTTGTATACCCCTATATGTGTCCACCGTGTTTCCTCGCTTAAGTTAGCCTCAGGATCAGGGTCATTCTTTCTTTACTACATACAACACACACACAAACACACACACTACACTTAATATAGATAGAATGGGCATTTTCGAAAATTTTCGACCAATCAGACAAGCTTTCATAATGCCTTCATGCAGACGCAAAAAATCCTACAACTTTTCGATTTTAGCTCCCTGCTAATCAGCGCTGTGCATGTTTTTTCGCCCGTGTATGAGCTATTCCACCAGCTTCTGTGTGCAGATCAATTCTCCATTGGATTTCTGCTCGAGATAACCAGTCTGAACAAGCTGGGCGACCATGTCGCGAACTTCGGCAGCTTTGAGCGCACATCGAATGTGCTGTTGGAACCCTCTCACGGTAGCTGGCTTGCTTTCCAGATTCCGGGCACGGACGTAGCTAAGCAACCGGTTGATCCAGCGAATACGCTCGTTAGTTGGAATTACACCTCCGGCACCGAGATACGCCTGTCTTGCCGAAATCTCGGCAATTCTGGTGCCCCATCGAATGTCCTCGAAGGTGATCTTTGCCTCCCGAAACCCCTGCCCGGCCGCACGAATAGTAGCGAGCCGCACAGCGGTCTCGACCGTGCGCGCGAAGAACGGATAGAGCGTCGGGTCTTGATCGATCCGATCATCGATTGCGTGAGCAAAATCGAGATATTGCTGCTCTGCCGTTTTGTCCGCCCATGGCAATTGCGTTACCTGTTGCGGAACGAGGCGTCCGATGTCGATGAGCTCGGCATCGGTGCCATACCAGTGGTAGAGCTGCCGGCATCTCATCGCGAGATCGGCCGGTACTTCTTTGGTTGGAAGCTGCGGATTTGTGTCCCAACAGCGCATGTTCGAGCGCAGCACCAGAAATCGATTGAGTAAGCCGTTCTCGATCGCCTCGCCTTGTAATGCCTGGAACAGCTCGTCGGGCGTGCTGGTGCCGAAGAAGCTCAAAGCCGGCGAATGAATTTGTTCCCCTATACGATCGGCCCATTCAGGCATGGCTGCAATCGTGAACGATGTGCCCCACAGGGTGCGCATGACCTTGGTCACCTCGCGCTCGTGTCCGGAAGCACCCTTGGCCTGGAGCTTGGCGAGGTAGGCCCCGAACTCGTCCGCGCAGCACAGCGACAACGGCCGGCGCGAGATAAAATTGCACAGCGCCGATGCCGACATGAAGCTGCCAGGACCAAAGTGCGCCTGTGCGTCGGCCGCAGTCAGTAGTGCGATGATACAATCGATTGGATGCTGCTTACCGGCACCGGTCGGCGCAGCAATGACGACATAGAGATGAGTCGCCGACCACGTCGGTCCTGCCACACGACGCCCAATTAGCGTGCCGACCAGCGGGATCGCCGCTGCCAGGGCAAGCACGCGATTGGGCCGCCGTGCCGTGGCCACGATCCACTCGGTCACCTCACCTACCACGCCTGGCACGTCGTGCGTGTAAGGCTCGAGCTCGTCGATTGCCGTTTTCTTCTCGGGTTCCGCCGGCTCCGTGGCGGGCCCTTTCTCGGCCGCTGGCGCTTTCGCCACGATAGGCGCTTCTGAGACAGGTTCAGATGTCGCTTGTTCTGGGCTTTCGGTCCAAGCCTCTCCGGCCCAGCCAGTAGCCTGACTAAGGAATTTGAACGCGGTATCGAGGTCGCAGTCGCTGGCCGCCATCACCAGATCGAGCGGTGTGTAGGTAAAACCGGCACCGCCGTTGCGGCCGTCACCGAAGTCCTTGATGCCCTTAGGCACGATGGAGAGATTACGGGCCCGCTGCTCGAGCTCGCGACCGCTCGAGGACTCGCGCCAGTGCGCGACCGCTTCATAGCCCCCGCGTGCGGGCCGGCACTTATAGAGACGAAGTCTGGGCACCCAGCGGGGGAGATGCGCCAAGGCGAAGTTGTTGAGCTGGCGGTGCGGACTGGCATCGTCAGTATCGCCTAGGTCACCACTAGCTGGTCGCGAAGCCTCAGCCTGCCAGCCGAAGGTTTGCAGCACGGCGTCGATCTGCTCAAGCATGTCCGCGGACACACGCGGCAATTCCTCCGGCTTGAACGCCTCGAGTGGCTGCTCGAGCCAGCGATAGGGCGCCCCATCAGGATGGATTGTCGGCGGCAGCACGGTCTGCCGGCCATCGGCGATGAGGTCGCAGATGCGCTTGCCACCAATGGTCCAGGACCGCGAGGCTGTGATATCGGGGCCATAGTAGAACGCCGTCTCGCCCTTGGCGCCGACCTTTCGCACCGGCGTCTTGGGCAGCACGTTCATCAGCGCGGTCTTGATCGCACAATCGTCGGTATCGGTGTCGAAGGCGATCAGCCCATGCGAGGCGCGCCCGCCAACGACGCCGACACCAGTCTCGCCGTTGCTCCATAGCTTGTGGTCGCGTTCGCTCGGAATTTTATTTAGAAAGCGGCGCTGCCACGCCGGCAACGGCATCCATAATCCGGCGCAGAAGAAGCCTGGCGCCTTGGTGCCGAGCATGATCGGCACCGCGGCATAGCCGCGCTGAATTAATATTTCGCCGCATTGCGCATACGCACCCATCACCGCCTCCTCGCCTTGTGCTGCCGCTGGCTCGGGTTCGAATTTGGGTTCGATCTTGGATTCGATTTCGAGTTCCGGTTCAGGTTCGGGGATAGGGGTCGGTTCGAGTTCAGTGGTCGCCGCAGGCACAGACACCGATACAGGCGCAGGGGCTGCTTCACCGTGCAGTTCCTCCCAGGTGTGCTTGGCGTCACCCCAGTTGCGGCCGTACTTGAGATCGCAGCGCATGGGGACTTTGAGTTCAACAGCCTCGACACAGAGTTGCGCCACCATCTCCGCCTGCTCGCGTGTCGCCACCGAGCAATCGAGACAGTCATGCATTTGCAAGAGCGGGACGACGCCTTCACGCCAGCAGGCGTGCATCCAGAGCTTGGTGTGGATTGCCGCCGTACCTTGAATGAGGGCGTTCAGTGCATCTTTGATGCCGGCACGATAGAGCTGCTTGTTTTTAATCTTGGACCATTTGTGTTTTGGATCGGCGAGCCGGCGTTCGGCTTCTTCGTGATCACAAGGCCCAGCGCCTTTTGACCATTTTCCAGCTGGGACCCACAAATTGAAATGACGGCGAGCTCCGTTATGGAGCGTGATGTGGCCCTGCTGTCGGGCGATACGCTCATAAGCCTTGCTGAGCGCGCGCAGGAACGGCAGCGCACGATTGTACTGGCCATAGATTTTTTGCGCTTCTTTGAGCGAGCGGCCGAGTTTTTTGGCGGTTGTGCGAATGCCCATGCCATAGATGAAACCAAAGTTGAATGTCTTCGCGTCTGGCCGATCAATACCAGCCATCAGTGCCGCAAAAAGATGAAAATCGGTATCCGGATCGTCGTGATAGCGCTGTAGCGCGAGCTCCGCACCGGGCATGTTGTGAAGCGCCGCATAGTGCACGGCGATGCGGAATTCCTGCTGCGATGCATCCGGCTTGGCCCATATCTCGCCTTCGTCCGGTAAGAACAGGCCGCGGATGATCGGTGCAAGCTCTTCGTCGCGCGCCGTCATCAGTTGTAATGGCGGGTCGGAATACGAGAACCGAAACGACTTCGCACCGTGGTCCTCGGTTTTGAATGGATGGATTTCAGCGTGGATACGACCGTTGACGATGTGCCCAAGAATGAATTTGTCGACGAACAGATCGCCGACACGGTGATACTTTCCCGCCTCGCGGATTAACTGTGGCAGCCAATGCGGATGCCCTTCCGTCCAGTCCTTGGCGAAGCTCGGATTGCCTTTTTCGTTTCTCGGGTACGCCACTCCTTCGCGATCGCAGACCTCCACTTTCCAATCGTTTTGGTTTAGCTCGTCCATGCTCACCGGCATGCCAAGCTTGTCCGATAGCTGATTGAGCGCCGCATCGCGTTTGCCGAGCAAGAAATCGCGAGCTCGCTCCGCCGCCGGAATATCGATGCGGATTCCGCGCAGCTGCATCTCGATGATCAGCGGCACTAAATTGCATTCCAGCCGGTAAGCGGCGCGAGTGTTTTCCTGGTCGAGGATCGGATCGAAGAGCTCGTACGTCAGCAAAGTGTTGATGGCGTCGGTCACAGCGTATGGCGCGACATATTTTGCCGGTAGCTGCCAGAGATAATTCTGCGGGCGGAATTTCTTGCGCTTGTTGGCAATCAGGTCCAGCGCGAGACAACCTTCTTTCAGCAAGCGCTCGTCCTTGCCGGGTAGGCCGCAGGACCTGGCTAGCGCATCGAGTCCATAGCCGTGGCGGTTTTCGTTGGTCAGGGTGGCGAGCGCACCCAATTCCTCGAGCCGTTCGCCTGACGGCACGCGGATGCCGGCCTCGGCACGAAACCAGCCCCAATCGAACGGTCCGTTGTGAGTGATGAAGCTGAGCTCGGAAGCAACGTGATCCTTGAGCCATGCATAGACCTGCTCAGGCGGGAAATTCTGCGTGTCGGGATGGCGCATCGGAAAATAGTGCCCGCGCACCTGCCCATCCGCACGATAGGCGACGCTGATGCCGCACACATGTCCGTCACGCCACGGCCAACTCGAGCCGCGGTCGGCTGCCAATCCGTTGTCTCGCTCCTCGCTGTCAATTGCGATGCGGCCGACACGGCGAAGATCTGGCAGCTCGTTGGGGATATGCGGATCAGACGCAGCCATGGATATTGTCTCAGTCTCACTCTGAAATTAGCCGCGTTCTCGCCGCAGCCGGCGCTTGTCGAGCAGGTTCTGTAGCGGTTGCAGCGAGTACCACTCGCGCGCGCAGAGCGGAGTGCAGAAGTGCACCGGGAGGTCTACCGGCGCGTCCTCCAGGCTCTTAAACGTGAGCTCGCAGTTCCAGCAGAAGGGGCCGTCGCCATAGGACTCCGCGTCCAGGTAGCCGATGATGCCACCGCCTGGCTTATGCTGCTTGCTGGCGTCGGGCTTGGTCATGAGCATTGTCCCCTTGCACTAGTATTGAATGCTGTCGTTGATCTCTGGCCGACCCCACGCAATTGCACGACGCAAGTTGCCGTCGTAGTTTTCGCCGGCAATGCGGTAGCCGATGATGCGCCAATATTTTTCACCTTCTGGTGCCACGCGGATGTGGCTTACCCAGGCGAGCTCGTCTTGCCGATTGAGGGCTTCATCGACGGTGTGTGGTACCGACAAGCCGCCGCTCAAGACGCGCCAGAACTGTTCGGCTTGACTGCGGGCATAGCCGTTGTGTTGTAGGCAAACCCACTTGGCAAAGCTCTGTGCCCCACATTGAAATGTCACCCGCAGTGATGGGGTCTCTTTGTGGTGGTAGCGATATTCGATATCCTCTACTTCCAACCAATCAGATACGGCGCGCGGCGGGCTGAGGATTGCCACGCGATCGGCATAGGCCGCATGTTTTGGTTCTTCTCTGCGGGAGAATTGGTGGCCGCAGCTTGGACATTCGGTTGCGGCCAGCAGGACAATCTCATCGCATTCCGGACAGGTCTTGGTCGGCGCCTCACCGTCTCTGCTGTTCTTGTGTTTGATGTAAACGTTATCCACCGGACCGAAACGGCGAACGTTGCCGGCGAAGTCCAAGACAAGGCAGTTTGCTTTGCCGTCTGCCTTGCGCGTTTCGCGGCCGACCTGCTGGATGTAGAGTCCAGCGCTGCAAGTCGGCCGCAGCATTGCAATGAGATCGATGTGCGGAACGTTGAAGCCATAGGAGAGGACGTTGACGCTGACCAACGCGGTCAATCGGCCGGCACGAAAGTCTTCGATGATGTGATCGCGCTCTTGGTCCGGCGTCTCGCCCAGCACCATTTCGGTATGGACGCCGCGGGCACGCAGTGCGTCGCGTACCAGACCGGCATGGGTGACGCCGACACAGTAGACTAGCCAGGCCCGGCGCTTGTCCTGGTAGCTGGCAAGCTCATCGCAGGCCAATTCGACGGCATCATTGCGGATCGCCGCGGCTTCTAGCTGTTCAGAAATATATTCTCCACCGCGCTTGCCAACGCCGCTGACATCGATTGTCGTGTGGGTTGTCTTCGACGATAGCGGCGCCAGCCAGTCGTCATGAATGCCTTCACCGATTGTGTATTCGAAGACCACCTTATCAAACAAATGCCCATCGCCTTCGCACAGGTGTCCGCTGTCGAGGCGAAACGGCGTCGCGGTTAGCCCGACGACGCGAAGATCAGGCGCGTGATTGCGCAGTGCACCTATCGTGGTGTGGTACATCCCCTGTTCCCCGTGCGGGATCAGATGGCCTTCATCGATGATGATTAGGTGCCGCTCGCCGATTGCATCTGGATTGCGATAGATCGAGTTGATCGTGGCAAAGAGAATTTGCGCATCGGTGTCGCGGTAGCCGAGCTCGTCGCAGTTAATGCCGATCGGCGCTTCTGGCCATATATTCTGTAGCTCACGGATGTCCTGCTCGAGCAGCTCGCGATTGGGCGCGGTGACCAGTACGCGCATCTTCGGATAGTCGGTTAGCAATTGCTTGATCAGAAATGCAATGACGATGGACTTCCCGGTACCCGTCGCCATTGCAATCAATGGATTGCCTCCGCCGTTGCGCCAGAAGACGAACAGCTCGCGGAGGGCCTTTTCTTGATATTGGCGCAGTATCAGCATTTGTATGCCCTCGAAGTGGGTAACGATCGCCGACATTGGCTAAGTGCCGGCGACCGTTCTCATAGCGGTCCATCACGTCTGCTTCTGATTCCAAGGACGATCGCCTTTGGGCGTTGCAGACGCTGTTGCCATCGCTTCAGGCGCATTGGCCGGCTTCGGCCCTGGGTTGGCGACCGGAGCGGCACCAGGTCCACGCCGCTTAGGCTCGAAGTCGTACGGCCGCGCCGCAGTCACACGGTTTTTATCCGAGTATTCGCCATTGGGATCGCGCCTGATGTTGACGCGGATTTTGATCGGCTTGTGTAGAAGCACGTCGATGCTCCGCGTCGGCCCGGTGATGCCGCAGGCGATGTAGATATCGGTCATAAGCCGTTGGCCGATTTCGACCGCCTGTTGGCTTGCGTTGTGGATGGTGACGTTATGGAAAACCTTGCGGCCCTTGTATTGGCCTTCGATAATCTCAAACGCCGTCCACAGGTAGTTGCCGTTGCCGTTGGCAGCGTCACGCACCTCGGCCTCGACGATGTGTGCGAGATACCAACCCGCGGGCACTGGTACGAGGTCTTGCGTGCCCTCGTGTGCTGCTGGATCAAACATCTCCGGCAGCTGGTCGTAGTAGCCATCAACCATGATTAACCTCCTTGTTTTCCGATTTCAGTTTCGATTGCAGTTTTCGGTTCCGCAGTCGTACGCATACTCTCCGCCTGCGGTTGCGGAGTCGGAAAGAACTTGCCGAGCATCGTCTGGTAGTTGAAGTTCAGGGGGACCTGAATTCGTTCGGGCATGCCGAACCTGTTTTTCGATGTGAATGCTGGCCGCGGATCACAGTGCAGCCAACGCGTATTGCCGCCATCGGCTTGGGCACGGGTTTTTCCGAAACCACCTTGTTCGTTTTTGATAATGATGTCGGTTGCCAGAAAGCCGATCAAATCGGCGTTGTCCTCGACCAATCCCCGTGCCCGCTTACGCAGCCGCAGCGCATACGAAGAATACGCCGTGGTACGCGGGTCATTGATCATGATGATCTCGCTGTGTGCGATCATCACGATGATCATGTTACGCTGGCGTCGCAGCCAGTTGCAGCCGCGAAGAAAGTCGAGCCAATACTTATCGAGCTCGACGTAGCCTTTGCCAAATCCTGGGCTTTCAACCGAGGCATAGCCGCGATCAGCACACAGTGCAGCCTGTACGAGCGGCTCGGGCGCATCGAGGCTATCGATAACCAACGTCTGATAGTCGTGAGTTTCTTTACCCAGCCAGGTCAGCGCCTCGATGACGCTGGCGAAACTGTCGCATAATCCAAAGCTCGAAATCGTTAACCCGCTCGGACAGCCGTCCTCAGTCTGGATGAATACTGGATTTGGAAATTTCGCCGCTGTCGTTGTCTTGCCGATGCCAGGAGCCCCATGCATCACGACGATCGGCAAGAGCGTGGCGGTAACTTGAAATGGTTTCATTCGGTTTACTCCTTTCTGTAATCTTGAATTCCGGGATACGGGCCCCATTCCTCTTCCGGCCACAGCGCTTCCGCATAATTTTCAGCACATACGTGACAGCGATATTC